TAGGCTCCTGAAATACTTAGCACCGTATTCATCTTTAAGCTTATCTAGTTGATAACCACTAGGGTCCTCAACCTTGTAACGCATAGGATCAAATAAAGCCACTACAACATCAGCGTCGTTCTGTGTTGATGAACTATCAGCAAAGTCTTCTAGCTGTGGTTCTACATCACCATTCTTAATCCTCATTGGACTAGAGATGTCACGATTAAACTGACTGACAACAACAGGCGTATATCCAAAGAAGTCACGAGCATATCTAAGCTCATCTGACATTTTATCAATAGACGCTTTCTTTGTATTATAATCTTTGGTAGTTTTTAACAAACCAATGTGATCGATAATCACCATAGTGATTGTGTTATCATAATTAGGTTCATACACTCTATTGTATTTATCCACCTCATGTATCACACCATTCTCTTCAGCATGCTCTTTCAATTGTTTTGCTATACCCACTGGGTTCTCTGGTCCGTCAATGATTGTAATCACTTCTTTCATATTACCAATATAATCTTCATATGTTAAGAAAAGATCATGCTCATCATGAGTCATCTTAGATGTCCAGCCCAATAGCTTAGGCACAGGTATAATCATACCATGATCTATAAAGATCTTTCTAGAAACCCACTTTGCAAACTTATATGTCCTACTACGTTCCATAGATCTATATATAATCTTCAGCTTAATGTCTGTATTATTAGCTTTAGATATATACCAATCAAATGGATTGAGCACATACGCATCATCAATAAATGATGTCTTACCTGAACCAGTTAAGCCACCCACCAATGTGTACATAGACTTACGGATACCAATGTATCTGTTCAATCTATCAAATCCCATAGGAATACCGTTATTCCTACCATCAAGTCCATTCTGAACTTCTTTTGCCAAATCTTGAAAACTCATATATCTGTCCCTCCTACTGGTTTAGTTGATTCTTTAATTATTATTCCCTCTCTAACCAGCTCAATGAATGGTTCAAAGCTACGTTGTGTGAGATATGTCAAACTGTTCTGCATGTATTTAAGCTTGTTATCATTATTCTTTACAGAGTTTTCTTTCTTCTGTAAGATATCAAACTCCAATGCTGCTATTAGATCATCAGCTGTATATTCTCCTTCTGATAAAATAGCATTAAATTTAAGCTTACAGTTTTCTACATCTCTACGTAATGCTCTAGTACCTGCAAATGTTTTACCTGCATGTTTGAATGTATCAGTGCCTGGAAATGCTTTCCACCATCTCTCAAAATCTTCAGATGCTGGTTTCTTCTTGATAATCTTATCATCAGGCGCATTCTCTTTAAGAAACTTCAATACATTCTTACCTGTTAGGGTTAATTTGTTCTCTCCAGATACTAGTCCTTTACGATATACGCCTTGACATATGATTTCCATCTTAGCATCACCTTGACACATATCTTTGATATCATGGCCTTCCTCCACTAATTTGAGGAGAAAGACCATGTCAAGGGTGAATCCAGATTTAAGAAGTTCTTTGAAATGATAAAGTGTCAATTTTACGTTCATAATTTCTAATTATTCTAAGATCTATTTTGTGAATTAAACTTTCAGGAATACATACATTAATCTTAGCTCTCTCTTGTAAAGATTCTAACACTTTTATATCAAATTTATCGCTCATAAAAGCTTCAATCTGAGCTTTACCAGGGTCATTTAGTGAGCGATAAAATAGTTCCTTCTCTTCTTGCAAATATACTAAATCCTTGAGAAATTCTCTCTCATAATCCTCGATATGTATCATGATTTATCGTTATAACGTTCGTATTCTCTAAACTTTGGGTCTAAGGTACGTCCTTCATTATCCCAATATTGATCACAATAAAAGGTTCCTTCTTTACGAGGTGATTCAGAAAAGACAACTTGTCTAAACTGATTAAACGGTGCTGTATGTCTGTAGCACTTAAACTTCATAGGACATTGCATATCCATACACATTTGTATATCAGCCATTGCTTTGTTGTTTAATTAATAACATAATCTCTCTTGTTAATTCACCTGATGTTTTAGTGCCATCAAGATTCCAACGTATAATAGCTGCTTCTATAGCACTATATAATTCATCTTCAGCCATTGTCTTGTTGTTTAGCTAGTTCTATAAGTTTGTCTATTGCTGCATTCTCTGCTTCTTCGTAGGTAGAATATAAGTCATTATTATATTGAAAATCAGTATCGTCTGAATTGTCAATGATTTTAAAATCAAAGAATAATTCATCATCTTTAAACTCACTAATTCTATATACTTCAATTTGTTGATATAACCCATAATTCTCCCTAAACCACCTAAATACTTGTTGTTTAAGTGGAGCAAGATTAGTCATTGGTGAAGTATAATTATAAAACTTCTCATATTCAAACCCTAATTCCTTTAAGGCTAATGCTTGCTCGTATGTTACAAATTCTTTATCCATTGTCTTTGCCATAAGTTTCGTTGTAATATTCTTCTGACTCATCACTTAAAATTTCAGACCAATTTCCTTGATATGCTTTCTTTATCTGCTCTTTTTCTATTTCTTTAGCTTTATTGTATACCATCTCTAGATAGTCAAACAAGTTATCAGGCAGGAATGATTTACTTTCCTTTATTTCTTGAAATAGAATGTCTACTGCTGTTTGTTTCTTTTCCATATTAACAAGCGGCCATGCCAAAGAATATATACGTCCCTTCTCTTTCTTGTGTAGAGCTCTTGTATTTAATACAAGCTACATTAGCATCTTGATTAATAAGAATCTTCTCCATACGTACAAACGTAGTGTTCTGTGATTTCTCTGTATACTCACGAGCATATTTAACAGCATCAGTCTTAGTTTTGAATGACTTCAACTGTTTGTCTTCCCATCCTGTGTACACATTGTAACGAAGTTCCCATTTACTGGTGCCTTTAACAACTGTGTGTTCAACAATAGATTTAATCTTGTTAATGTTCTTAACAGGCGCTTGTTCTTCAATAACATAACAATCACGCTTACCTGCGTTATGTAACATGTTATCAATGAACTGTCTTCTTTCTTTATTACTTTTATGAAAGGTAACAGTTACATCTTTAAAACTAGATGTTGTACTGATTGTACCATTGTAAGCATCTCTACCATGCTCTGATTCTGCTTCTTGTACAGCATGTGTGTACGCTTCGCTAGCACTCATTCCTCTTTGTCTTGTGATAAAAGCGTCTGCTCCCATGTTTTTTGTGATTTAAAATGTGTGAAAATTATAATAACGTGTTGTGTTAAAATTATAATATGTAAACAAAATTATTTACAATGCAAAAAGCCCCTTAGATTTCTCCAAGAGGCTTTGCACTAAAATCTTTAACTTAGAATTACTTCAAAGTCTCAAGAGTTTCATTGAATGCACATAAATCAATGATTTTTTCATCTACAAGTACAGCAGTACCTGCATTATCTCCAGCTTGTGATGCTCCGTTCTGAGATAATTCTTTAATTGAAGCTTGCTCTATCCACGTTCTTGTGTAAGATCCATCTTCATTTTTTGTTGTTAATTTTACAAAGTTACCCATGATATATTTTTGTTTAAAAGTTTCGTAAATATACAAATACTATTCCTAAAACAATAACATTACTAACATTTTTAGGAATTTTCTCAATATGCGCCTATTATTTTCGAATTGCGCCTAGTTTTGTAACAAAAGTTGTTAAATTATGTTACACAATTCGACAATAATTCGAATTATAGTGGAAAATTTTACATGATAATGTGCATTATAATTGACAATTTCATGCATAAATGTAAACTACAGGTAACATTATGGGAAAAAGTGCAATATTATACCCTTTCGTATAATTATAACTAACACTTAGTGTTAATCATAATATCCTACAAAGAACTTCTTAATCTTCTGCCAGAATGTAGGCTGTTGATTTTTAAGCAACTGTGCTTCAGGTGGTATAGTTGTATGAATGTGTGTTGTATCAAAGAACTCTTCTCCTTCCCATTCATCATGTATACGTAAGCCAAGATTAAGCTCAAACATACCTAACGTATACATGAT